ACCTTGTAGGTAAGCAACTTGTTGGGCATAGGCTAGTACATCGTTTGGATTAAATACTAGATTTAGCTTCTGGTGAGCTATATTAGAGAGTTTATTCTGCAGTACAGCTTTATGCTCTGGAGTAAGCACACTGCCAGTTTCCTCCTCGAACTCACTTAGTTGGAAGGAAGAGAAACTATTGGGGACTAGTATTGCCATTTTGTGCTCCTTGGGTTTGTGGTGACGGTGGTTGTGTACTTGCCATTACTTGTTGCAATATTGTAGGCTGCTGTGCAGTAGCTGGTGCCTGTGTTTGTGCAGTACTTCCAGGTGTATATTGGAACTGTGCAGGTTGTGGCTGTGGAGGCATCTTACTTGGGTCAATCTGCTGCCCAGCTTTAGCTGCTGCTTCACTAATAGTTTGTATCGCTTGTTGCCACTGACCTACAGCCTGTTCATACGCTTGCTGCTGAGCAGACTTCTCAAAGGCTTTAAGGTCAGCACCCTGAGTTTTCATAAGGTAACTAAAGGCTGGAGCTATGTTATAGCCTGCAGCAATCTGAGGGCTACTTCCCATAGTCTGAAGTGCTACTTGTAGTGTATCACTATCAAGCTGTTTAGATACAGGAGTAAGACCGTCTGCCATCTTGAAATTGAGTACAGCAGTACGTAGAGCTACAGGATCAATAGTAACAGCTTGTTTATTAGCTGCACTATACAGAGTAGTACCGCCTTGGTATTGAAGAATATTAATCTTTAACATCTCTTTTAGAGGTGTAAATACCTGAGCTTCATATAGCATACTTATCATCTGGTCTCTACCAGATGCATTGCCCATGATATCACTATATTCTTCTTTAGTGCGATTACCCTTAGTAAAGAGTCCTCGCTGAGCTTTATTTCTACCTGTTGTCTCATCAGTCATCTCGCTGAGTTTCTGCATCTTCTCAAATACTAAGCCAGATTGATCATCCTTAAAGGGTAACTGCATATAAGATTCTGATACAGGCTTACCATAAGCAGCAGGCCGTACAGGTATCTTACTTGCTGGATTAGGATTATTAATATCAGCACTTGCAAGTCTAGAAGGGTCATAAATACCGCGATCAAATATAGCTCTACGACTTGCAGCAAATGACTGATTTAGCAGCGATGATGCAGCTTGCTGGAAGGGCAGTGCATTACTTGCGAGTGACTTAGTTTGATACTTCAGCCCATCCTCATTAGGTACACCGAAGAGTACAGGTATAAGGTTATGAGCATTAGTCTGGCGCTCTGCATATATCAGGACTTGGTTATTTACTAGTATAAATTTCCACACTTGCGGAGTGTTAGCAGCAGGTACTTTAAGACCAAAATCACTTGGAATAATGCGGCCATACAGAGTTGTAAGTTCGTATAGATTCTTATACTGTATAGTTGGATTCGGATTACTTAATGAAGCCCATGCCATCCAGTCAGTACTAGCACGTATGTTACGATTAAGAATACTATCTGGATTCAGCAGGGGTTGGTAATAAGATTCTGGAGCAGTATTACCTGGCCCACCGATACCACTCTCAAATGCAAGAGTTAAGTTCTCAATGATCTTATTTGGAAGCTTATTAATGAAGTCCTTAAGAGCTGTACGTGATACAAGCTCAGTAGTACCAGCAAATTCGCCCTTAGTACTTATATGGGTCGGCTCAACTCTTGTATCAAAGAATGTATTATACATATCCCAGCGCTTCAGGACATTACCCTCCCACTGTACACTCTTAGGTTTAGCTTCTTTAGGGCTATACTTAAGATCAGTCTCTAGAGCCGCAGTAACTATACTATCCCAATTAACTTCCAGTGCACTGATATTATACTTAAATCCGTCACGGAAGAACATCTGCAGTTCACGTACCCAGCCACCTTTGATAGATTGATCTTCTATAATAGTGTTAAGCTGTAAAGCTTCGTCCTCATACTCAGGACTTGCAGCGCTCTCAAAGATAGGCAGGCCGCTGAGAAATACACTAGACTGATAGGCTACTGCAGATTCTACTTGAGGCATAACTACAGGTACTGTGATATTCTGCAACTTATCACTATCACCATACCGGTTAGCCAGCTTTGCGCGGCGATTCTCTACTGTCCAATCCTGCTCGCGTATATAAGCTAAGTCTATATTACGCATGTTCTCACGAATGTTCCAGTTCTGCAGTTGTAGTTGGAAGCAGGATTTATGGAACTGGATAATTCCTTCTTGTGCACTCTTTGGTACATACATTGGAGTAGTAGGAGTTGCCATGTGTGTAGTTACCTATAGGTTATATTATTTGGGAGTATTACTTAGTGTCTGGGCCGCTATGGAGCAGCTTCATAATTTCCATAGTTTTACTGTGAATATGTTCAATAGCCTTAGCACTACTGCTAATAGCCATTTCACCTAAGCCCTTAATAAGTCCTGGCTGTTTAGGGTAACTATTTTGTTGTGAGGTTTGTACTTGCATACCGCGCATCTCGCGTAAGGAGTCTACCGCGGCTTGTTCGCTAGGAGATAAGCCAGTAGTTGTAGCTGCTGCATTATTCAGGGAGGTTACAGGGTCGCCGGATACTGTTTCACCTGTAGCAGCTTGATAAGCAGCATGCTCTGCAGCAGTCATAACTCCATCACCTTTACCCGAGGTATTATCTGCTACCATACTAGCGAGTCTATCCATAGCTCCAACTACGTGAGGATTGTTAGCATGTAGATCAGGATGATTCAGTATTGCCTGCATATCATCACTATTTGCAACTCTTGAAAGTAGCTGATCAATTGGTTCTTGTGCCATGGTGTATCTCCTATGATTATATTATGCTATATTAGCAGCTACAGTTATCTTCTATTGATAGAACTGCTATATTTCCGTACTCTTGTTTACCCATTGGCGCCTGCATAGCTATAAAGTGTCCGAATTCAGATATAACTCGTGGGCTATATGTAAGTAAATCCAGTATTCCATCTACATTATCACGCTTAAGCGGACGGAACTGGCTAATTTGATAGTGTACTTGTACTTTTACGTCTGGGTGGATGATAATATCTCCACTTGCTAGCTCTTTAAACATATTAAGTATGCGAGTTACCTTGCTGAGGCTACCACTATAAATAGGTACACACTCAATACCTATTATTTCCAGCTGCTGCGCTATAAATTCAAACCAATATAGTAATGAATACTGATATGCGTTAGATTCTATAGCTATAAGAGTACAATTATACTGGAAACACATCTTAAATGCTTCTCGAATAGTATCTCCAGGACTAAATCTATCTTCTAATACGTGCCGTAATACTGGCTTACCATCTAATATCTGGAAATGCCCAATACTTACAAGGTCACTATTAGCTTTATCATTAGAGGGGTCTATTATTATATAGTCACCTAGTGATAATTCGTGCTCATCGTAAGGGTATTGTGGTAGTTTATTAAGATCAAGGTTACTATTAGTATTGGCATTCTCATCATTTAAGACTTCTGCATAGAAGATTTCTGGGTGACCGCTGTTAAGATCGCTTTCGAACTCCTGTAGTAACTGCTCTAGTGGCTGTAACTCTTCCCACAAAGATGTACCATCATCTAATATCCCACCTACAATGAACTTAGTCCAGCTAGGATTAGCTTTTAACTTACGTAATATGCTCCATCTGGTAGGATACATATTAGCAACAAAGATGTATAGGCAGCCAGATGGGGATTTAGCTTTCATAGCTGTACCTATCATCCACTGCTCAATACCTTCACTAACAGTTTGGCTATCTGCTTCCTCACGAGTTTGTATGTCCTCAAATATCATAAGGTCTGGACGCTCGTTATCTCTATTAGTACCACGAACTGCGCCACCTTTACCTATAGCCTCCAGCATAATAGTGCGGCCACGATAACCGAATACCTTAAAGGCCTGAGTATCAGTTGTAAGTCCGACACGATAGTCACCGAACACTGCTAATATGTTGCTATTAGCCAGCATAGTACAGACGTCAGTAATGATATTAATTGCGTGCTTTTCGGTAGCACTAATTACAATTATATATTTACGCTTAGTAAATAGTATTGTGTATATTATGAAGAATTTAATGAAGGTAGTTTTACCAAAGCCGCGAGGTAGGCCAAGGGCTAACTTACTAAAGTCCCGAGGTTTATGTATATAACTTATGAGCCAGTTCCAAGCAGCAATAAATACCGGAGGAAATAAGTATTTCACCATAGTTGGTGCACAGAGTGCAGCTAGGAAGTCTAGGCTAGTTCTCGCAAGTTCGAATACCTGCGACTGCTCATAACTAGCATTCGTGATATCATCTTCTGGCTGAGCTGGTGCTATAGGCTGGGAAATACCAAGAGCCTGTTCAATACTTTCTGGTGTGGCCACTTATAATATCTCCATAGTTGTAACTTGCTGACTAAATTGATAGTGTAGTTGTAATAGTATATCAGCTGCACGTTTACGGTCAGCCTCTAGTAGTTGCTTAGTTTTGAGTGCGGCTGCTAACTTAGTTTCCTCCGCTTGCTGCTGTTTCTCCGCTTGTGTCATTAGGTGTACCTCTACTGGTTATATTTGCTGGGGGTAAGTTAGGTTGTGGGGCGGATCTGGCTTTTAGTGAATCTAGTTTAGTTGTAAGACTGGATGCTGCAATGGTTATGAGTTCTTGGTTACCTGCCTCAATTACTTGATTTGCACTATTAGTAATGAAGCGAGATGTTGCCACTGAGGGTAGGGTGAGACTCACTATAGTCTGATGAATTACCGTATTATCTGGAGCATCGGCGCCTCTACGCTTAGCTGCATTAATTACAGTTATAGCCCTCAGCACTTCCATTGGCTTATACATCATTGGCAGTAAGTCCTGCATCTTAGTTATAAGTGCGTCCTCAATCGCATCATAACTACGGTCTCGTGTAGTCGCCGCCTGTAAGTTAGCATATCGCAGTCCTGTAACTTGCTGACTAAATGATTCTTCACTTAGTAACTGGCTGATATAACTCTCACTTACTCCCAGAGCGCTGCTAACTACATTGGGCGCGAGGCCATTCCCCAGCATCTCTAGTATACGGCCCGCAGTGCCCTCATATTTCTTAACTGCTGTAGTATCTGGGGGGATAGTAGATGTATTAGTTTCCATAGTGCGCTCCGACATAGTTATAAGTTATAGTATATCATAGTAGGCAGAAATTGCAGGGAGGAGATCGCGGCATAGTTGCTAGTAACAACTGCTGATATAAGGTAAAAAGTTTAGGAAAATATTTCTACTGCTTTAGGTATACAGGCTGACAATACCAAAAAAGGGTCTATACCCCCTCCACTGTTAGTTAGCACTAGCTATAGTAGTAGGCATAAGCAAATAGCATGCCAAGGAGGCTAGATAGTTGCGAATATCTGACAAGCGGTATTTACTACCGTTCGTCGGCTTGGGACTAAATAGTTGCATATTTTTATTGACTGCGATATAATAGGCCAAGTCGCAAAATTGATGCGCTACCTGGTAACGCAATTATTACAGCGACTTACTAACCTACTAACTATATATGGAGTCTATAACATGAACACACTTACACAACTTGGTAATACTAATGCAGCAGCTACTAACTTATCTTTGCCACTGCAAAGCGCAGTATTCATTCCAATGGATGCAACTAAATCAGCCAAACTATCTAGTGGCAATCGCTGGTGCAAGCTGATTAAAAAGGGCGAGAATAGTAAGTTACCTAGCAGTATCGCAGTAGAAGTGCCAGCATCTTTGAATGTTGCAGCTTATATGCAGCAATCAATAGTAGCTGAGGCTGTGGCAGAATATATTGCTAGTTTGCAGGATGCACAGATTAAGGCGATGGCTGTAAGCGGTCAGTTATCAGTACAGTATAGTGATTTAACTCCAGCAAAACTGGCAGAGTTTCTGGCTACTAGTGAGGACAGCGGAAGAATCGGACAGCTATCTAGTGAAAGAATCACTAGCTGGTTCGAAAGTGATATGCGTGAGCTACTAATTGTATCACTGGCAGATAGATTAGGCCTGAGTGATACTGCCACGGATGCGGATGTGAAGAGGCTGGAACAAATTGCGAATCAAACCCGCGATAACTTCGCGAAACTTGCCAGCAAGAAGCCTGTGCAGTTTGATGAGCGTGTGAAGAATGCACTAAATTGGGCACTTGATAGCAGCTCTAGCAGTGATGATACAATGGCAACAAGATTGCGCGATAAGCTGAATGCAAGCACTGATAATGTGGATATGCTTGCATCACTGGGATTCTAGCCTGTAGTTGCTAGATAGTATTGAAATATGGGGTTAGTTACAGTAGTGATATGTAATCCCCCATATTTCACGATTATCGGGATTATCAGACTTATCAAAGTTATCACAATTATCCTATTATCACATGAGGGCATGTCCGGTTTTGACCCCTTTTTTCGCCCTCTGCCAGTTAGCAGCAGCTATGCACACAGGTAGATAGTTAGTAGTAG